GGCTCATCTCCGTTTTTCAAGGGACCGGCGTCACGGTTAAGCACTCGCGCGGGGACAACACGGTGACGTTCACGCTGGGGAACAGGGTGCTGGCCACCGCCCACACCTACACGGGGGAGGAGCCTGAACGGTTTAGAGGCCCCCAACACGATTTCGCGTGGTTCGACGAGTTTGGGGCCTGCGACTACCAGGAAGAGATTTGGGCGCTCTACAACGGGTCCCAACGACTCGGGGACCCTAGAGCCGTGTTTACGACGACACCTAGGGCCTCCCTGCTGAAGACCAACCTCCTCACGATGGACCGTACCGTGGTGACGTTCGGTAAGACCGACGACAACGCCGGAAACCTGGCGTCCGGCTACGTAGAGACGCTCCGTGAGGTCTACGGTGACACCGACTTTGGGAGCCAGGAGATTGACGGGCGCCTCTTTTTGGACGCTTCAGGTGCCCCCTTCAAGAGCGAGTGGATTCAGAAGCACCGGGTAGCTGGGCCTCTACGCCAAGTAGGGACCACGTGGTACGTGGGGGACATCCCGCTGACGAAGACGATCGTCGCCGTTGACCCCTCAGGGTCGTCTAAGAAGACCGCCTGTGAGTGTGGCATCGTGTTGGCGGGGCTCGACGCCAACCGCAAGGTCTACATCCTGCGGGACCTCAGCTTCCGCGACAGTCCCGACGCGTGGGCGCGGGTGGTCGTTCAGGCGGCTGTACAGTACGACGCCAGTGTTGTGTGCGAGGACAACTTCGGGGCCGAGATGGTCCCTACGATCATACGGTCGGCCGCGAAGGACCTCGGCGTCAGTGTCTCCATCAAAAAGGTAAATGCGCAGAAAGACAAGGCCCAGAGGGCCATGCTGGCCAGTCCCCACGTCCAAAAGGGAACCGTGAGGTTTGTAGGGGTGCACCAGAAGCTAGAGCAACAGATGACCTTGTGGGAGCCCGGGAAGGGTAGCAGCCCCGATCGGATGGACGCGGCCGTTTGGGCCATCCTGGACTTGGCGACTGGGCAAGCTCCCCGCGGTGTGGTGGGGCTGTTCTAAACATACCCACCCAGGACAGCAATAGGTATACTCGAGTGCTCCTAAAGATCCTCAACCAACGGAACGCCTGTGTGGACGCCTCTCTGATGCGGCGTTATGAGGTATTGTACCGTGGTGGGGCTGACTTCCAAAAGTGCATCAAGTGGTTTCTGTCCCGGAACCACTCCGACAACGACCAGATGTACGCCGAGCGTGTCAAGGTCGCCAGCTACCGGAGCTATGTAGGCCCCATCGTCGACTATTACTGCGCCCAGCTCTTTGCCGCACCGTACAACATCCGGGCCGTCGACGAGAAAGGGGAGCCCCTCGCTAAGGTAGACGAGTTCTACAGCCAATTCCGCGAGGACTGTGACGGACTCGGGAGCGACTTGACCAGCTTCATCAAAGCTACCTTCCTGGAGGCGGTCGTCAAGAAGACCGCCTACATCGTGGCGCAGATGCCCTCAACGGAGGGGATGGACGCGATGACGCGTCGGGAGTACCTGGAGAGGGGTCTCGACCGCTGTACTGTCCGGACGATCCCGTCCGAGTCGATTTTGGACTGGGAGGTCGACCCGGTGACGGGGGACTACCAGTGGTTGGTCGCATACTCCACTAGGAGTCGTCGCCCCTCCATCGCAGCCGCTACTGTGTGCGAGCACACGTGGACGGTTTACGAACCCACTACCTGTAAGGTCTACCAGCGCGCCTACGCTGCCAACCAACAACCCAAGCCGGAGGACGACATCCCCCTGGTAGAGGAGTACCCCCATGGGTTCTCCCGCGTCCCCGTGTTGCCCCTTACGGTACCTGACGGCCTGTGGATCCTGAACCGGTGTGCGAGCGCACAAGTGGAACATTTCCAACTGTCGGCCGCCCTCGGTTGGCTACTCCGTAGGTCCGCGTACCCTATGGGTATCTTCAACGTGCAGGAAGTGGGCAAGTCGGCGATAACGGGCGCTGGTATGGGGCACTACCTAGGACTCGAGGAGAAGTTCCACTGGGAAGAGCCCGAGGGCAAGAGCGCCGCTATCCTCCAGGCTGAGATTGAGAAGCAGAAAGACGAGATTTACCGCGTTTCTGCGCAGATGGCCATGTCGGTCAACAACTCGGCTGCGGGGTTAGGCCGTTCCGGCCTATCTAAGATGGCCGACGCCAGCGCGACTGAGATTTGTCTCCGCGGTTACAGCGTGGTCGTCAAGGACGCCCTCGAGAAGCTGTACGAGATGGTCAGCGACGCCAGGGGCGACTACGACGTGAAGTGGGCCGTGGAGGGGCTGAATCAGTTCTCCCTCCTCGACGCCACCACGCTGATCGAAAACGCCAAGCTGGCGCAAGATCTAGGTATCCCCTCGGATACTTTCAAGAAAGAGCTTTATTTCAGGGTTGCTGAAGCCCTCATGCCCTCCGACCTAGCGCAGTCCGTGAAGGACGCGATACGCGAGGAGATCATGAGTGCCGATGTAGAACCCCCTTCGGTCAAACCCGCGGTGGTCGTGGGCGCCGAGGTCGACGAGGAACCAGATCCTCGCACATCGGAAGAGCCCACGTCGGACTCTGAAGAGGAACCCCAGTAATGGAACAGACGAACGCGACCGAGAGCGCAGCCTCGGAGACATCCACGGGCGAGAAAGACCTCGCCAACATCATCAACGCGGCCGTAGCGTCGCAGCTAAAACGCCACATGGCGAAGATCCCCGAGATGATGGAGACGATGTGGGCGGCCCGCACGGCGCCCGCGCAAGCCAGCGCGCCCCAAGAGGGCAGCACCGCAACGACGGAAGAGAAGTCCACCCGCCAAGAACTCGACGACCTCAAGCGCCAACTGAAGGCGGAGAAGCAGCGAGCGAAGGAGGGGCAGGCACTCTCGGACGTGCGGGGTAAGCTGGCACCCCACGTGCTCCCGGAGGCGTTGGATTTGGCCCTGAAGGTCATCCAGGCCGACCGCCGCGTGGTCGTCAAGGGAGATGCAGTACGGTGGATGTCCGACGGTGTGGAAGTGGACGTGGACGAAGGTATCTCGGAGTGGGTGAACTCGAAAGAGGCCGCTTATTTCTTGCCCGCCAAACGCCCGACCGCACAGAAGAGTGTGAACGTGAAAGCACCCCCCCGCCCCGCACAGGGTGGAGTGCATGACCCGAGGGCCGCAGCACTTGCCGCCTTCGAAAAACTCGGATTGAGGTTGTAACCTCTAAAAGGCAGACATGGCAGACGTACTTCAGACCCAAGCACTTATCGTCCTCGCGCAAAGCTACGCGGGCGACCTAGTTCGACAGATCAACCGCCGTTCGGTTCTGTTGCAGATCCTCCCCACCCGTCCCGGTGCTGGACCAAACGTCGCGTGGGCAGCGGAGAAGTCTGGCGCCATCGCGGAGAGCTATGCAGAAGGCGCGGACGCGGTAAACTTCGGATCGGACGGACAGGCCTCCGCCATCTTGCCGTGGGTTATGTACCGCTCGAACTTCCACGTTTCGGGCCTCGCGGAGGCAGTGGCGCGTACCAGCCCCACTCCCGCCGGGAACATCGACCTGTGGTTGCGCAATATGACCAACAGCGCTACCGCCATCGCGGACAAATTGAATAAGGACCTCTACTCGGGAGCGGGTGGAGCTGATCTCGTAGGTCTCGGTCAGGCGATTGGCACGGATAATAACACCTACGCGACCATCGACCGGTCCGTTGGTGGTAACGCGTTCTGGCGTCCCACCGTAGTCGACCCTGGCGTCCTCACGGCCGTCACATTCGACCAACTCCGTTCCGACATGGCGGCCATCTACGTGGCTTGTGGGGAGCGCCCCGACTTCGCCATGGTTTCCCCCTCCGTGTACCGCGCCATCGCCGCAACCTTCGACCCCCAGAAGTTCTACATGATGGAGACGTTGGCGGGGGATGTTCGTGCCAAACTCGAGGGTGGATCCCAGATGCTCAAATTTGATGGCATGACGCTGATCGAGGACAAAGACGCGACGGAGAGCACGATCTTCTACTTGAACAGCCGCCACTGCCGCATCGAGTATATGCCCGCGGGCGACCAAGGCATGGGCCTCGGTGACGAGAGCCTGGACGTCGGTATGACCGACGGCGTGGTCTCCCTCCCCTTGGGCCTCCGTGTTGAGGCTCTGTCGAAGAACGGTGACTCCAACCGGGCGATGATGAAGTGCTACCCGCAGTTCGCCGTCGACCGCCCGAACGCCTTCGGCGTCCGCAAGAACGTCGCGATCGTCTAGTTCGCTGTAGGCAGTGGGGTGCCTCCTCTCACCCCACTGCCTACCTTTTTCTGGGGACCCACCTATGGCCTTCACCGAAACCCAAAAAGTCAACATCCGGTTCTACCTGGGTTATCCCGACATCTACCGGCAGAGCAACCCGAGGCTAGAGAATGCGATTGAGATCATGGGCACCCGCCCTGAGACTCAACTGAAGGTCGAGGTCCTCCTAGCCAAGCTGGACGCCATCTACGGTGTAAACCCTGGAGACCCCAGTCAGATCGACAAAGCCCTACTGTATGCGGGTTATACGGAGTCGGAGAGCGCCGACGACCGCGTGGTGTTCGGGGACAGCTCCGCACAAGGCTCCTCCTCGAGCGCCGTCCTGAACACCCTGAACGACTACGGCCGCCAACTGGTGGGTGCTCTCTCAAGTTGGTGTGGTGTTCCTATCGCCTCCAACGTTTTTGGTAGGGTGGGCTACATCGGGGACCAGTGGTCTACGTGGTCCAAGCAGTCGCACGGGTCCACCTTCCTGATGGGTATGTAATATGGCCCTCCGCGAAGACATCCTGCCCATTATGGAGCAACTCCGCATTGACTTGGCCGACATGGGGTTCCGCCAGTATGACATCCTCATGCGGGTCGTCAACTGGGCCGACACGGACCCACTGGGCACTGTAGGGGAAGGCGTCAAGACCACAACGGACACGACCCTGACCATCCAAGGGCGCCGCATCAAGGCCCGCCGAGTTGAACAGAAGGATGTGGTGGCGTCGGGCGGCAAGGGGGAAGATATCGACTACCGCTGCGGACCTATCACACCGGCCTTCGTGGACCCCTTGTGGGGCGCGGGCGGTAACGACTTCTCTTATTTTAACCCACCCGAACCCACGGACGGCTCCCGCCAAGAGGTCTATTACAAGCTGACCGGGCCGGGGATCCCCGAGGGCGCATGGTTCGTGAAAGTGTCTCAAGAAGTAGACCGCAACTGGAGCTACTATTGGACCGTCCGGAAGACCGCTACGGTAGACCCCTGAAGGCATCGGTATGGTTCGCATCAACGCCAGCGGGGCCGTAAAGGGCCTCAACAAGCTCATCTTGGGCATTGAAGCGGCCGTGAAGGCTGCGGCGTTGGAGGTAGCCCGAGAGGGCGCCAAGGTCGCTCGGGCGCAAGCGCCCGAGGACACGGGCCGCCTCAAGAGGTCCATCACGGCGGGCTCTACCGCTACAGGCGCGTTCGTGCGCGTGGGCGCACCCTACGCCCAGTACCTCCCTGACTCCTACATGGTTGCGGCCGGCACTACCATGCGGAACTCGGCCGAGCAGATCACGCGTAAGCACATCCGCAAGCTGCTCTAAACATACCCACCCAGGACAGTATAGGGTAGGATGGCGGACTACGATCAATTCAGGGTAGGTACTGTAAACTACCCTCTACCGGGTGTGTACAACCCCGCGAAAGTAGTTTGCAACCCCTCCATCGCGGGCGCCTTGGACTTCTACGTTGCGATGATGCAGCGGTACCTCGGCCCTTATTGGGACGAACTGTGCCCCCAACTCGGGATGACCGAGTATGTCGGGAAAGTGGTGGGCGAGAAGGTCCCATACGACCCCGGCATGTACGGCGTCGACGCGACCCGCAAGCTCCCCTTGCTCTGCCTGTACCGCACGGAAGAGGCGATACGGGAGCACACGATCGCCTGGTATATGGTCGACAGCACTTGGGTGATGCAGTGGATTCTGCCCCCGTGCACGGCCGCTCAATACTTGCAGATGTCCTCCGTCATGACGGCCGCTCGTTCGATCCTAGTGGATCGGACTGAGATGGGTTATGACCCCACCTACTTGTCTGGAGTCAACGTGTGGCTCGACCGGCTAGGGGAAGGGTTCAACATCAAGGTGAAGACGGTCGAGTACGGCCACTGGGTCGTGGAACGCGAGAAGACCGCTCTGCGGTTCCCCACGCTCACGTTGACCCTCCGGGTGTCGGAGCGCGAGCAGAAGAACCCAGGTTTGTTCCAATTTGTGACGTTCGACACTACCGTAGACGTCAAGGACCAGAACGGAACCGAGACGGTAGTGGAGACCACACAGGATCTAACGTAATGCGATTGCAAGTGAAAGTTTCACCGGGGAAGTTAGTACCCGACTACGACGCCTTGGACCAGGGGGTCCTGAGGTATGTGGGGCGTCGACACGACGCCTCTGTGGGTACCCCACTGCCGACCAAGAAGGGACAGCCCAAGGGTCTGTCCGGTGGCTTCGTATCGCTCGAGGCGGTGTTGGACCTCCCCCACCGGATCGAATACCTACAAGAACTACGCAGTGGAGCGCTTACGCCCCACGACGCCGAGACGGCCCGCTTGGCAGGGATTGACTTCATCAAAAAGGAAGAGAAGTAATGGCTGACATCGTACTCACTGGCCTCGCCAGTAACGACCCTGTACCGGGCGAATACGTAGAGGTGGCTTTCGCGCAGGGTGAAAGCTCCAACGCCTCCGCGGTGTACTCGGCGATCCTGATCGGGAACAAGCTCTCGACGGGTGCCGGTACCTCCAACACCGTCTACGGCCCCGCCACGGCGGTCCCCTTGACGACCGAGGAAGAGGCTATCCAGCTCTTCGGCGCCGGCTCGGAACTCCACCGCATGTTTCGGTGGTTCTGCGGGATCAACAACGCGACCCCCCTGCACTGCATCGCAGTCGACGAGGGCGGCTCCGCCGTCGCATCGACCGGGACCATCACGATCACGGGTCCTGCTACTTCAGCCGGGGCTGTGAGGGTATTCCTCACCCGCACAGAGTTCGTCGATGCCGGGTTCGTTTCGGGCGACTCCGCCACGACCATCGCGGCGGCCGTAGTGGCCAGCGTCAACGCACGAGACTACTGGCCATTCACGGCCTCGAACCTCCTGGGCGTCATCACGCTGACGAGCAAGCAGAAGGGCCTCCGCGCCAACCTGACCCGCTACAGTGCCCAAGTGAAGCCTTTCGCCTCCACGGGCGTTACCGCAACTCCGGTGGCATCCACGGCGATGACGGGAGGGTCCGTCGCCGACAACATCTCGGCGGTACTGCCCACGCTGGCCACAGCCCGCTACTACTACTTCGTAGTGGCCGCAGAAGATGCGACCCAGCTCGGAGCCTTGAAAACCTTCATCGACACGCAGGCGCTGCCCATTACGGGCCTCCGCCAGCGGTGGGTTGCGGGTTCCAGCGACACGATCGCCAACACGATTACGATCGTGGACGCGCTAAACCAAGCCCGCGGCGAGATCGCCTGGTTGTACCAGAGTGATGTCCCGCCCTGCGAGCTTGCAGCCGCAGCCGCAGCCGCGTACAGCCTCGGTGAAGTACCCACTCCGCCCCGGTTGAACTATAACAACTACGGTGAAGCGTCCGGTGAAGTGTGGGGTGTCCCCTCGCCCCTCACTGGTGTAGCCCCCAGCCGCAGCCAGCTCTTTGCGGCCCTGAACGCAGGTGTAACGCCGATCGGTGTGCGAGCTTCGGGTTCCACCTTTGTTGTGAAGCGAGTGACGACCCGCTACAAAAACGGCGCCATCGTCGACTACCGCATCCGGGACGGCCACAAGGTCACTGTGTGCGACCGCTACGGTGACGACCTGATCGCGAAGGCGGCTTCGCAGTTCCGCGGCAAGCAGATCGGCGATGACCCCATCAACGACTCGCCCCTCCAGCCGAACGTCGTCACGCCCAAGCCCGTGAAGGCGAGCGTCGACGCGCTTACGCAGCGGTACAGCGACAACGGGTTGCTCCAGAATGCAGCTCAAATTCAAGCCGAAACGGTCGTACAGCGGGACGGCAGCAACCGCACGCGGATGACCGCCAGGATCCCCCTGCAACCGATCGACCTCCTCGATCAGATGGCTTTCCGCGTAGACCAGATCGCGTAGACCAGATCGCGTAAGGAACCAACATGGCACAGAACTACACCAAAGCACTCGTCTACGTGAACGGGGCACTCCTGGCGGAGGAAAGCTCCGTAACGGTCAAGCGTACCAGCGGCAAGAACCCCGTCAAGACCGTCGTGCGGGGCCTCGGGGGCTTCTCCCAGGGCGCACCCATGACGGAGATCAGCGTGTCCAACGCGGTCCCCTCGGCCGACTTCGAACTCAACCCCGGGCAGTTCATCCTGAACAACCAAGAGGTCGAGATCACCATCATCGCGGCCAACCGCACCCTCACGTGTGTGGGTCAGATCCTCGACGATAACTTCCAGCACGCCGTCGACAGCGAGGGCAAGCTGGACTTCAACTTCACGGGCGGACCCTCCGACTGGAAGTAGCACCCTAGCGACGACGGGTAGGCCGGACCCCTACCCGTACGTGACGTGGACGGAAACAGTTTGATGGGTGGGGGAGGGGTCCGACTCCCCCACCTGTTGATTACGACACTCCTATGATGCCTCCCAAAGACGTAACCGGCGCCCAGATGTGGGCCGAGATCACCCAATGCCCCCGCGAGTTCCGTCGCGTACCCTTCCCGCGTGCGTGGAAGGGTGAGCAAGTGGAAGTCGCCATGGTCATTATGACGCAGGAAGAGGCCTTCCTGGCCAACCTAGCGGCGGAGAAGTACGTGCGCAAGATGTTGCGCGACGACATGCCAAAGGCTTCCGACGTGAGTGAAGGGTACCTGAGGATCTTCGAGCTGGCAGCCGCCCCCGAGATCCTCTTCCGCGTCTGCAAAGATCCAACCGACACCAGTAAACCGTTCTTCAAGACGCGGGATGAAATCTCCAAGTTTTTGACGACCGACGAGATTGGGATCCTGCTCCGGGAGTACAACCTGGTCCGCATGGAGATGGGGCCGGTCATCACGCAGATGACCGGCGACGAGATGGACGCGTGGATCGACCGCCTCACGGAGGCAGAGGACATCTACCCTTTAGTTTTACTCGACTCGGAACTGCTGACACGAGCGCTGCGTACTATGGCATCCCAGCTCAAAGCGTTACGGACGGGAAAGAACTCTGCTACATCGCCGCCCGACGAGCCTACGACAGACGAGTAGAAGACCGCAAGGAACGTAGAAAAACGCCATGACTGAAGTAGAGATCGCGCTCGCCACTTCCGGCCTCAACGACGTACTGACGGCCCTGAAGTCGGTGAGGGACGCCTCCGTCGACATGGAGAAGGCGTCGCTGGTAGCCGCCCAGGCGGCCAGCAAGAAGCGGCTCGACTTGTACAAGGCGGAAGCCAAGGCAAAAGCGAAGATCAACAGCGACCTCGGGAAGATGTTGGGGGGTGGTGACAGCACCTCCCACGCCTCCGTGGGTACTAGGGGGGTGAAGAAGCAAGCGAGCTTCTTGGACTCCCTACAGCAAGAGTCGAGCATCGCGAAGAGCGTAGGGTCCTCTCTGGGTAAGCTGGGCAGTACCGTGGGGATGGCCGCCATCGGTATCGGCGCGCTCGCGGCTGGTATCAGTCTGGCCACGGAGGGGTTAAAACAGTTCGGCGGATTCCTCATCTCGGATGTGATCAAGCCCGCCTTCGCCCTGGAGACGTTCTCAACTCAACTGGAGAACTCGACTTTCGGGTCCATCAAGGCCGCCGACGTCATGGCGAAGGGCCGCGAGATGCAGCTCAAGTACAACATGTCCGCCATGGAGGCGGCGGAGACGATCAACACCCTAGCCGACAAGACGGGTAACGCCAAGGTGGCTTTCGAGTCTATGGACCAGATGGCGGCGCTATCCAAGGGTTACGGGGTCGACATGGGGCAGATGGCCGACATGGCGGGCGCCTTCTACAAGCAAGACCAGACCCTGAACGCCAACCAGCTCATGGGCATAATCCGGACCCAGTTGGCACAGGGGGGTGCAGGCTCCATCACGTTGAAGGAGATAGCTGGACTTAGCGGCAGTTACACGACCAATATGGGTAAGATGGCCGGTGACGTGAACGCGAAGGCGGCCTCCCTGGGCGCCGCCATGCAGACAGGTGGCATCACAGGTAAGGCGGACGTTTCGATCGGAAATATCAACAGTTTCATCTCAGAGATCGGCGCTATCGCGAAGGACAAGGGCATGAAAGGCGTCTTAAATGAACAGGGGCAGGTAAAAGACCTCGGCGTCGCCATCCGAGAGGCCCTCATGAAGTCTGGAGGTAACCTCCAGAAGCTCGGCGGTATGGGGTTCAGTAAGCCCGCGCAGGACTTCATCGTGCAGTACGAGGGCGCCTACAACGAGGGCCTCAAGAAGTTCGGGGGCTCCGCCGAGAAGGCAGCCGCTTACGCCACGGAGGGCTTCGAGAAGATGCGCACCGCTACCATGTCGGAAGCGGACGTGAAGAGGGCCTCCGCCCGCGTCATGGCTACCAGCGGGGAGAAGATGGAGACGGCGGTAAACCTAATCAAGACCAAATTAATGGGGGTTATGCCCCAGGTGAAAGTTTTCGTAGACGTGCTGGTCAGTAAGGCGCCCGCCATAGCTTCTGCCGCACTCACTCTGGCGCAGGCTATGATCTCATGCGCCAACGTCATCGCCAAGATGTTCCCCGACACGGACACGCGACAGAAGCGTGCCCTCAAGGCCGCCACCGAATCGGCCAAGATCGACGTGGAGATCGACAAGGAGAGTCAGAACATGGTCGCGATAGGGGAGCGGCTCAAGAACGCTAAGGACATCGGTCTCGGGGTGGGGGATTCGACGTACGATGAGGCTCTCGCGGACCAGCAGGCTTCCCAAGCTAAAATCGACGCGCTCACGGCGCAGAAGAATCAAACGGAAAGCGCCGCCACGAACGCGCCCACATCTAAGGCCGACCGCGACGCCCTCCAGACCCAACTAGCTGGAAATGCGGACTTTATTGCGCAGTTGGGCGCGATGCCCCAACTGGCCCAAGAGATGGGGATTACCCAGAGCAACGACGCGGGGCAGAAGGCATCGAAGTTCCTGTCCTACATGCAGAAAGACACCGGCTTCGACATCGGGGAGTGGGCCAAGGACACTAATATGAGCCCCGAAACTCAAGCCATGCTGGAGAAGTACCGGGACAGCATCATCCAGCAGAAAGAAGCTGCGGGCGGTACCGGGGATAGTGGTGCAGCCCTCCTCCAGCCGGCAGGGGACTCCCTGAAGGCTGCGGGGGACGCGCTGGTGAAGTCTGCCGCCGGTCTCGCGGATGCCGCCGACAAGATGACCTCGGGCAAAGAAGGGCCTCTCGGGGACAAGTAGACATACATGACCGACCAACTGAGCAACCTGAGGGAGGCGTCATTTCGGGGCATCAGCTTCCCGTGCGCCCTCATCGCCGAGCAGATACAGCACGACCAGGCGCAGCACAAGCGAGCCGACCGTGACGGGGCCTACGTCGAAAATACCGGGCGGGGTCCCGCCTCGTACACCGTGACGATCCCGTTTTTAGTGGGGCTCTTGCGGGCACCGCAGGAGACGTGGGCGGACCTATTCCCCGCCCGATACAACGCCTTCCGGTCCGCCTGGGCGGACCGTTCCACGGGCGTCCTGGTGCACCCGCTCTACGGTGAAGTCCGCGTGAAGCCCTCCACGTGGTCGGCCTCCCTGGATCCGGACTCCCGCACCGGCATCGTCGTGACGGTAGGATTCGTCGAGACGAACGACGATGAGGCCGATACCGCTACCATCAAGGGGTCGGAGTACGGCTCGGCGAAGTCGGCCGCAATCGCACTCGACCAAAAACTGTTCACCCTAAAGCCACCCCCGCCCGTATTCGACACTACCGACCCCGAGCAGTCGTTCGAGCAGATCGTCGACAAGGTGCTCTTCTACTCGAACCCCAGTAACCTCTACGTGCAAGGGGGTCTACAGAAGATCAACTCGGCGATCCGCAAGGCCCAGAAGGTGCAGACGCTACTCGACCGGGGCGTCTCGGTAGCGACTACCAACCCGCTCACGCAGGTGACCTCTACGACGCCCCTGAACGCCGGCATCGCGAGCATCAGGAGCGACGCGCAGAACCTCACGAACAGCCTCATTCAGATCCGCTCAAAGGTCGTCAACACGGGCAACCGCACCGTTAAGGTCTACACGATGTCGCAGCCGCAGACTCTCCTGAGCCTCTCACTCGTCGTCGGCAACACCACCACGCAGTTGCTCACACTCAACCCCTACTTGGAACGCAAGGGACCTCTCTTGGCACCCCAAAAGGTTCGATACTTCGGGTAGGTAAAAGATGTTGCAACCAGGACAATCTGAAGTCGACACCCTCACGGTGCGGTTCCCCAGTCTTGAAAAAGAGATCACCACGTGGGACACCTACCAGTTGAGCACGACCTTTACGGACCACGTTAGCACGTGCTCTTTCGTGCTCTCAACGAACAGCCCCACCCCCTACAACGCGATCCTCCAGGGCGGGGCCAAGATTGAGGTGCTGAGCAACGGAAAGCCTCAATTTACCGGCTACATCGACCGCATAAGCAAGTCGAGCAGCCGTTCAAACGGCCTCGTCTACCAGGTGTCCGCCAAGGACATACTAGGTCCCGTGGTGGGCGCCACCCTGGACCCTCAGACGAAGATCACTGGGGGGCAGACGGTAGCGGATCTCGTCTACGGGGTCCTCTCGGAGTTCGGCATCAAGAAGGTCTACATCGGGGATGCTGTAAATTACAACATCATGACGGGTTTCCGCAAGGGGGAAGGGGGTCCTACCACCCGCACGTTCACGAGTAAGGAACTCTCAACCCGTAAGGATCCGGTTAAGGGGGTGGCAGAACTCGTCTTCATCGAAACAAAGGTCACCGAGGTGGTAAGCAACACACGGAGGGACCTCAAGGCTATCCCCAGCGACCAAAGGAAGCCACACATCGGAGACGGCGCCATGGAGGTCATCGACCGCTTCTTAAAGCGGCTTGGGCTGCACATGTGGGCCGCCGCCGACGGCTCCGGCGTCGTCATCGACGCCCCCGACTATGAGGCTCATGGGACCTACAAGCTCCTACACACATTTGACGGCGCGGGTACCAACAACGTACTGGACGCCAAGCTAGACGAGGCCTCCGAGATGCAGCCCAGCGCCGTCGTCGCCAAGGGGTTCGGGGGCGGCGGTGAGTTGCCAAAAAGCTCAATGGTTTGCGTCGCCATCAACGAGCTGGTGGCGGTTGACGCCTCCACTAAGCAGCCGATCAAGTCCACCGCCAACCTGGCGGCCCGGTACCCCCGGGCGAAAGTGTTGCCCCTGAGGGACCAACTGATCCCCCAGGACAACCGCTTGGTCTCGGTTTTCACCCAGAAACCGATCTACCTGAAGGACGACGAAAGTAAGACGATCGACCAACTGGCGGCCTTCACGAGGCGCGCTCTCTCCCGCTACCAAGGTAAGTACCAGACCTATAGCTGCACCGTGAAGGGGCACACCTACCAGGGCGCCCCGTGGGCCGTCAACACTATCGTGGACGTGCAGGACGACTACCTGGGCCTCCACGGACCCATGTGGGTGCTCTCGCGCACGTTCGCGAAGGGTCGCTCCGGTGGTACTACCACGCAGTTGACCCTGATCAAACCATTCACGTACGTACTGGGGGACTAATGGCCGCCAAAACGATCGCAGCGCTAAACGACATCGGGGCCGACATACTGGCCGCCAAAGTGGGCGCCAACGGCGTCATCACCGTGCAGATCGGGGACAGCACCAACGAAGAGGTCAGGTGCGACAACGCCGAGTGGTGGCAGCACGTCGGGTTCTGCTCACTGCCCAGTAACGCCACGAAGGAGGGTGCGAGCGCACAAGCGATAGCGATCGAGCAGAGCGACTACGACGTCGTCGTGGCCTCCCGGGACACCCGCAACGCCTCCCGCGCCAGCGGGATGGGTCCCGGGGAGACCCTCCTGTACGCTAGCGGCCCGGAGGGAGCTGGCACCCCTCTGGTGTCCCTAAAATCCCGCCAAGGGGAGCAGTCGGTCACGTTGAGCGTAGGCACCAACGTCGTCGTCGTGAAAGACGACGGGACGGTTGCGCTGGGGGGTCCCACGCGGGACGCCGTAGCGATGGCTACCCCTATCGAGACGATGCTGACGGCCCTGCGTACGTTCGCGACGGCCGCTAAGGCATCCGTCACGGACCCCGTTCTAGCCGCCGCCGCCCTCGCGCTAGAGACCGCCCTCCTGGCCGTCACGGGCATCTCCTCCACTACCGTCCGCGCCTCCGTGTAGTCGCGGGCGGACCGCCCGCGCGACCCCAACATACCCACCGCCAACAGTAAAAGGTAGGATGGCGGATTTAGGCGCAGGACTTTGCCCGATCGGGGTTACGGGAGTGGGGTATGGGACCCCCTACACCCTCAACAGCACCGCCGCCAAGCTGTTCCTCGACGCCTCGGGGGTACAGAGGAACGCCGCTCAGATCGACCCGCGCTCGGGCGACATGGTGAGGGGTCCCGATGGGATCCACCGCGGCATGGACAGTACGGGGCAACAGGTATACCTTGCACTCCGTACCGCCCGCGGCAGCGTACCCATTAAAAACTTCGGTTTCGGTTTCGTCTCAAAAACGATCGACTCCACTACCACGCAGAAGATCCAAGACGCGGTACGGCTCGCACTCGCACCCCTCACACAGCGGGGCCTCATCACCCTGGATGAGGTGACCGTTGTAAGGTCCAAAACCAACGCCGTAGAGGTCTCCGTGAAGTGGACCAACACGACGAACGCCGAAACCAACACGACCCTCTTCAACCCGGCCTAGTAGCACGTACCTGAATGGCGACACCCCACGACATCGTAGTTAAAACTGCCGAGCAGGTCCGAGACGACTACCTCCGGGTGCTCCAAAACGGCTTGTTTTTGGCTGGAATCGACAACGCCAACGTCGGCGAAGGCACCTACGACTACGCCCGAGCTACCGCGGAGGGCCTCCTCGCGGAGGAGGTCGGCAACCTAGTCCAACAAAAGGCCAACGCCCTGATGCCCGACACGGCGTTGGGGGCGGACCTAGAGCGTGTGTGTCGACCTTTCGGCCTCACCCTCAGGCCCGCGGGACCGTCTGTGGGCTTCGCCGTACTCACGGCCAGCCTGAGCCCCGTGTTGGTACCTGAGGGGTCCCAACTGCTGGACAAAAACTCCAAGTCGTACAAGGTGCGGCTTGCTGGGTCGTACAACTCCGGCGACAGCGTACCCATCATCGCCGTCGACACTGGTACCGCAACGAACCTCCCCACGGGCTCCACCCTCCGCTGGGTGAGCCCACCCCCCTTCGTCGCGACCAACGCGACTGTGGCGTCCCCCGGCCTTTCTGGTGGTGTAGACCAAGAGGAGTTTGAGGGCCTACGCGAGCGCCTCTACGACTACTACCGAAATCCCCCAGGTGGCTCCAATTGGGCCGCCATCAACGCGTCCGCCGAGAAGGCCTCCAGCCTCGTTTCGAAGGCATTTTCGTACCCCGCCGTCTATGGGAACAGCACCATCCACGTCGCCTGTACAGGCTCGGTGACGGCGACGGACCGGGACCGCTCTATCCCCGCGGACATCCTCGAGACCATCGTGAAGCCGGGCGTATACGGGGACCACGCCCAATACGCCGACATCGTGGTGACGGGTGTTTTCGCCACGCCTGTGGATGTGGTGCTCGGGGTATCCCTCCCCGCGTCTAAGGCGGCTTCACCGCCCGGACCAGGTGGCGGGTGGATCGACGGTAGCCCGTGGCCGCGCAAAGCCATACCGGCTGCTTGCGCCGTGAAGGCCGTGACGAACGCCGCCGCCTACATCGTTGAGGCCGCCGTACCGCCCTCGGTTGGAAACTCGATCTGCTACGTGAGTCCCCTCACGTTCGAGTTTTACCGCGCGAAGATACTGTCGTTTTCGGAGGTGGTCGCCAACACCACCTACGCCATCACGACGGACACGCCGTTCTATTCCAACGTGGGGACCCAACAGATCATCCAGGCCGGGCAGTGGATTTTTCCGGACGCCGAGAACATGGACGTCTACGTGGCGACCATCCTGGCGCAGTTCTCTAGGATGGGGCCTGCCGAGAAGACCTCGATCCCGGGGCTGCTCCCAAACGCCTACCGGAAACCCGCTAAGGAGACCTCGTACCCCGACCAAGTGGGGGGTCCACTGCTCCGCGCCCTCGTGCAGTCGGGCGACGAAGTGTTGGATGCGAGCTTCCTCACCACCCCCGATATCGTACCCATCAACGCGGGATACAAACTCCCCCCCTTCTGTGCAATACCCGCGAAAATCGCGATGTACCCGATCTGATACGATATGGCACTACCGGCAATAGATAGTTTTGAAGTACTCGCGGGAGCCCTGAACGATTACAGCCCCGTCGTCGACCCCACGACGGATTTGAGCGCTTTTGCGAGCAACACCGACAGGGCCGACATGGCCGGCATCACCCGCATCGCGCCCCGCATCGTTGTCGTGTGGAACAACAACGGCTCCGTTGCGACCCAGCAGATATACGAGAGTGTTATCGGGAACGGGTATCTCAACTACCCTACGATCGTGCGGATCGCCGCGGGCGTGTGGCAGATGGTCTTCCCCCCGACGTGTGTGGACCTCTTGGGTTCTACACAGTATTGGAATTTTCGTTGGCAAAAGGGGTCCGTCAACGGGCCAGCGCCCGCCTCCATCGCGGTCGCCAAGATAGCACCCACCCAGCTCGAGGTCCGCCTGTGGGACCAAAATAATAACCCCAGCGACCTCGTAAACTACACCGTCATCGTGGAGGTCTACTAGTGCCTGGTTTGGGTGGATACAGCCCGGCGCCGCACCAGTTCGGCGGGGCCTCTGGGACCTCTCTGGAGGGCCTACAGGACACCATTGCGGCCTCCATGGGCGGTGGGCTTACGAACGACCCTCAGACGCTTTTGTGGGCGGAGAACCACGCATCGGCTAGGGTCTGGTTGGACCTCTACGGGCTCGTCGATAGGTTGGCCAACCAGTGGGACCCCTACCGCATTACCGACTTTTTGCCCCGCTGGGAAGCCATCCTCGGCATCACTCCTCCGAGAGGTTCCAGCCTGGCAGACCGCCGCCGTGAGGTGCTGATACGCCAAATATTGATCGGAAAGGGTACCGTCATCTCGGCGCTGCAAGACTTCCTCACTTTGGCGTTGAACGGCATCTTCGACACAATCGAATACACCGACGCCGACACACCGGACCGCTACTGTCCCGGTGGGGGCGCCATCCCGGGAGGTCCCACACTGCTCGACGGTAACGCCCTGGGCTCCGACATGAGCCCCTATTACACGCGAGTCGGCTACATCGTCGTGAAGGTGAAGAAACCCGGCGACATCAGCGAGGAAGAGTTTTACCGCCGTGTGAGCACGATGTACAACACCGTAGGCGGCCTCATAGCTGGGTGGGTCGGCTGGGACTGGGTTCGAGAATCACCTCAAGGTCCAGGGTTCTTTCTCGACGAGGATCTCAACCTCGACAACCAGGCGTTTGACGAATAAGGCATAAAATATGGCATTCCCTCGCATACAACCCGCTGGGTGGTCGGTCAATCAAAAGCTGAAAAGCGCCGAGATGAACCAGCTCGACGTCGACCACGCGAAGGCCATCAACGGCGAAGACGGCGACGTCATCCCCGGGGAACTTACACATTTGGCCGATATCGTGATGGATGGCTCGAACATCCGCGTAACGGGCGGGCAGATCCTCATGGAGTCCAGCGCCTACGCCGACAACCTAGGGACCTTCACCGGCCAGGGCACTACGGTGTTTTTTGACTCCTCCAGTACCGTGCGGTTTGACTGCCCAATCTCCAACGTCCTCACCGTCGACAACCTCGGGGTCGGGGGCGCTTTTACGGGGGTGAACGGGGAATTTTTCGGCGGGTTGTACGTGCAGAACGACCTCGCCGTCGACGGCACCATCAAGGCGCAGGGAGACCTAGAAAGCCTTGTATTCACGACCCTCGGGGGCACGACGAACCTCAACGGAGTCGTGACGGTGGCGGATCGGGTGCGTTTAGTCAGCCGCTCCGTTACCCGGATGGTTCCGGTGCATGATATGCACATAATCGGGTCTGGAACTCGAACGGGTCTCGCCACAATAGAGGCAGCGTCCAGCGGGAGCACCCTCACGGTGACGGCACCTATCGACATCCCCGAGTCCGCTCGCCTCGATTTCGTCGAACTGCTAGTGTCGGCTCCGGGAAGCTCCACCTACAGCGTCACCGGAACCATCTACTACAGATTTTCGGGGAACCAGACCAACGTGACGGCTGGTACCCTCACGGCCAGCGGCAGCTACACCGTGGGGGGGCAACTCGGCGTCGCAAACGCCGCCGCCTTGGCACTGACGACCTCACACGCCGGTACCACCTACTGGGTGACCGCAAACGCGACTATGACGTCCAGCATCGCCACGGTGCAGGGCTTGAAGTTGACCTACGTGGTAGATCGATTGGACGAGCGCTAACATGACAAGCCCCGCAGTAACGGTAGACGGAAACCCAAACCCACACGAGGTAAACGTGGTGGGAGGTGCGACCGTAACGGTGCAGCTCGCGGACCTCGCGGGTGTGCGGTCTTGGACGTGCCGTGTGTGGTCGGCCGACGACCTCACCTACCCAAACATCGCCACCATCAACGCAGGAATCGTGATCGATAATGCGACACGAACGGCCACATTTACGGCTCCATCCAGCCTGTCTGGCGTCACCCTACTCATGGAGTCGATCGTCAACGGGCAGGTGGACGTCAACGGGCGCTTCGTCCCCGAGTGGCGAGTCTCGTTCGGCGTATTCGTGCCGATGCCCTCAGGCCGCCGTCGGTTGGGGGTCGGCCAGACTACGGAGGGGGACCCTTCATTCGGCTGGGTTAAGGATGTCAACAACCTGATCGAGTACGCCAGCATCGCTCCAGCAACAGCCGGCGCCGGTATGGTTTTCAGCGGGGGGGCGTACAACATCGTCGCCACCGACCCCTCCATAGTGGTCAATACCGACAGCATCTCGGTGGGGACCCTCCAGAACGCCACCCAGCACGGCGTCCAGGTAGGGGGTACCACTCACGCACTCGCGACGGCGGGCAGCTCAGGATTCTTGTCCAGCGCGGACAAGAACAAGCTGGACGCAGCTACGTTCAACACGGCCTCCAACACCCTAGTTCAGCGCGACGCTAGTGGTGGTACCACAGTCGGTACCCTCACGGCCTTCACCAGCGTGGGGACCCCCAGTGTGGTGGGTTCTACCGCCCTAGCACTCACGTCCTCGGGGGGCAACCTCTCCGCCACGTCCACAGGGGGTCCCATCACCCTGGCCAGCACGCAGGTGAACAGCAACGCCCCGATCTACCCGCCCAACTTCCGCCAAAACGCTCCAGTCGCGCAGTTTAGCAACATACGGTTGACCCTACAGAGCCGCAACATATACTGGGACTATACGGACTCTGGCACCTACGGGGACGGTATCCCCGTCAATGTCTCTGCCAGTACCGCAGCCCGCGCAGTGTTTGAGATCACAGAGATCCCGCAAGAGGCCAGGATCGATCAAATCACCGTTCGGATTGACCCCCCAGTGCACGGGGGGGCATGGCCCCCCGCAGCCGCACCAGTGGTTAGCGTATATAAAGCGAACGCGCTCACGGGCACCCCTTTCCTCCTGGGGCAGGTGGTGGATTCCCTCGCGAACCAAGCCACATACGAGTCGGCGCACAACCTCCCTATAAGCCTACTGGCCAACGCCGTGGGTGTGCGAACGTACGATAAAACCACAGATCGGTGGTGGGTTCGAGTCGTCCCGGAGAGCGGCGTCAACGCCGTATCGGGCACGTTGGTCGTCACCCTACAGGTGCAGTACGTCATGCTCGAGGGCACCTCCTTGATAGGAAATTGAAGTGAGCGAAGTAATCAAAGGAATCAACTGGTCCGAACTCGGACCCCTCACGGCCCTCTTGGTCGTCATCATGGTCGTCCTCTTGGGGCTCGCCCCTCTGTTCTTCCGGTGGCTCTACCGCCGTGAGGACATCGGAGCGGCTGAGCGGAAACAACGGGCCGAGATCGAGGCGGCCGAGCGGAGCAAGAGGGACGAGCGCGAGGCCACCAAAGACAAGGCCCTCTTGGATTTCGTCCAGACGATCAACCAGGCGATTGACCGTATAATCGACAAGGTGGATCTGGTCCACGGTAAAGTGCAGTCGAGCGAGACCCGCATGGTCGATGTCGTGCAGGCTTCAGGTCGCAAGATTGAGGGGGAAATCTCCAAACTGAGGGACGAACTCCGCGACCAAAAGCAAGCCTCCATCGCCGCCGACCTCGCCGCCATCAAGGAGCGCCACGCACCCGCATCCACGCGGCTCCCACACCCCAGCACTCCAGGCGCCTAGCGGCGTAGCTGAATGGCCTACGCCGCCGCCACCCTGATGATCGCGGCCAGCCTGCTCCTCTGCGGGCTCGTCTGGCTTCTCTCGGGGGCGGCCAAACTCCACTCTGCAATCAAACGACGTGAAGGGGCCGAGATCCGGAAGTACCGGGTCTCCTTCAACATTTCCGTTCAGATGCTCAGCCTGTCGAAGCGCGTCTCAGTCCTCGACGACGTTTTGGTCAAACTCGGGTCGACACCAAAGGACCGCTCCGATGATGCACTGCAACCACAAGCTGCACCAGAGGGTGATGTGCCACCCCCACAAGACCCCACACAATAGTGAGATGCCGCCTCCGACTACCGCCACCAAGAGGATGAGGTCGTCCGGGCCGCGCTTGCATTGAGCCTCACGCGCCAAGAGCAAGAGGAACCACCAAGCGTAGAGCAACCCTAGAGCCTGTAGGACCGCGGTGCCTTCTAAGGCTCCAAGTAGGGTACAGCCCGCGCACAAGAGCGCCGGTAGGGCGCCTACGGCGCCACCCACGACGGCTCCAAGTGCGACGGAGGGAGTCCACCACAGTAGGGTGTTGAGGCCCCACAGGGCGGGTGTGTGGGGCAAGAGGAAGTACAGAGCACCGGCTCCCGCTCTCACGAGCAGGTAGGTGCCACTGCGCCAAAATCCGCTGTATAAGGTGATGAGCGCCACCAGAACGGCGGCGCTGAAACTGACGTACTGCACGGGGCGAGCTACTTGCCGGCGGGCTTCGTGGGAGGTGGGAACGGAGGCGGGATGAGCTGCATGAAGCGGTGCTGGGGCGGGTCGCTCTCGAGGCAGCCGGGGCGGCCGTCGCCTTCGGTGGCACCACACAGCTCACAAGTGCGCGCGAAGTGAGTGAGGGTAGTGTGGGAAAGGTGGGCTCCGCGGAGCCCCCCCCAGCACTCGGGGCGACCGTCGTCTTGGGTATGGCAGTGCTCACACCTCCGATGGAGGGTCGTCGGCGGCTTCGTGGGGGGTGGGAACGGAGGTGGGATCATGTCGTCGGGTTTGGTCATCATGTTCGGGGGTCCTTACTTGGGGGTCGGTTGTGTGCGAGCTTTCAACACACACGTGCTGAAAACGGGGTCTGAGCGGAACGCCGCCAGGCCCAAGATCAAGAGGGTAGCGCCGAGCGAGTCGATGCTGAACGCTACATTTTGTTCGAGTAGCTGGTGGAAGAGGGCCGTGTAGGCGGCTGCGTTGTCCCCTTCGAGCGTGCCCTCCACTACTACAGGTTTGACGGTTTTCTTACGCGGCTTTTTCATTCCTATCGGCTTTCTTCTCCATCTCGGCAACGACGGCATCAAGCCGGCGTACTGACTCCTTGGCGGTCAAGTAGAGGCCCTGGAGGGCGATCATCAGGGCGCCGTTTCGGTCGGTGGGTTCTGGGTGTACCATCTGATTAAGGCGAACCATAAAACGATCCTCCACCCTCGCTGTTCGGGCTGAACACGAACCTGTAGTGGCGGGCCTCACGTAGTGCAGCCGCGTCGGTCTCGATACGGTACTCCAGGTTACACTGGGTCGGTAGTGTATGCCAGCCCTCGGGGTCCATCACGGCGGGGGCTCCCCGTGGGTACAACCACCTCTTCTGGAGGCCCGGAATCCTGACTTGTGTTGGGTCCCCCCACTTGTCCCGGCCCCGCGTCTCTACTTCGATCCTCATCGTCTCTACCGTCGTCCTTTCACCTATGGTGGTGTATAAAAGGATTATCGACGGTTTTGGTCGTAGACGGGCATTATTTTTTCGGGGTAGGGAGTTACATCCCTGACGGATTTCTTGAGACGCCACCACGCCGAGACGGCCTTCTGCCTCTCGGACCCAAGGGCCTCCCAGGCCTTTAGGAGTTCGCGGCCCTGTTCCGTTCCAAACGGAACTACCTTGAGCGCCTCTTTGAGGGCGGCCTCTTGCTCGGGGCTGAAGTTCTTTCTCCACTTGGATCGGTTCGGTCGGGTCGCCATGGTGTTCCTTACCCATGGGGGAGTATAAGTAGAGTTTCCTCCATCTGCGCCCACGTGGCGGGGTCGGCTAAGATGGGGTCGGGCTGTACTCCAGGGTCTCCCACGGTACCCTCAAGTAGCAGGCGCTCGACTAGCGCTTCGTGCAGGTTTCTCACGTCTGCACGGTCCAGTATGCGAAGCACTTCGTACATGATCTCCGTGAGGGCGGAGTCGTCGTCAAACAACTCCCGCATGCTTGCTAGGTCAGCCAGGGCGCGATCCTCCAGGATGTGCCAGGGGTTCTCGGTGCGCTGTGCCACCGCTCCCGCCGCGTACATCATAGCTACCATCACTTTACCTGATGGGGTAAGGCGGCCAGTATTCCGCTGGACCATGAGTGCACCGTCGATGTAGGTACGACCCGTTTCACATTCTGGTGGGTCAATCGACACCTCGGTGACGGTGAAACCCAGGAGGGCCGCTACAACGGCGTGACCGGCCTCGTGCATCGCTTCATCTCTCTTGTGCTGGTACATACCTTTACCTACCCGAGGCATAAAAAGACCATCGGGGTACGATTTCCCTTTAACTCATACCCGGCCGGTGCTATAACCATCGACATGAAGAACGCGTTGATCATGGAAGACTCGGTTACGGCGCTCGCGATCGGCGTCAAACTGCTACGACTGGCCGGGTTCGAGGTCGAGCGCTGCTCGACCATGAGGGGCGCCGTACAGCTCCTATGTTGTGCGGAGTACGACGTCGTCGTCATCGACGTGTCGGTACCGGAGGCTCCCGGCCGTGAGGTGGGTTACGGTATCGACCTCATCCGCCTGGCCCGTTCTTTGAACCCCGCTATCCGCTGCATCGTGTGGAGCGGTAACGTGGAGCACCGAGAAGCCGCCGAAGCCAACGGGGCCGCCTTCGTGTTGAAGAGCGACCTCGATGGCCTGGCGGCTGCACTGGCGGGTTGATGGGTTGGATAGGGGGCGGTAGGACCCGCCCCTTGCTTTAGGTGTTTCGGGAGTCGGGCGGGTCGTAGTCGCATAGGGCCTCAAGCCGCCCGAGCGCACCCGTAGTGTCTCGGGTCTCGGGGTGGCTATGTGCCTCCAGGATCCACTGGTCTACGATGTAGACCACATTCCCGTAGGAGCCCTCGTGTTCCGGGAGGTCCCAGAGACATAAGTGGGGGTTTTCCTCCGCCAGAGCTACCTTGAGGTCGACCAGCTCTTCTCGGCTTACCGAGTGCTCTCGCAACCGGTACACCTACGCAGCTACCTTCCTGTCGGGGCTCTGGCGGAGGTAGGCCGTCAAGGCCCGCCTGACGATGGCGGACCGGCTGGTGCCCTCGAGGTCCGCGAGGGCGTCGACTTTAACGACCTCCTCGATCGAGGCGGAGCAGGAGATCACTTGGTCGTAGTGCTTCTTCCGCGGGTGTTTAACTCGGGGCGTCTGGTCTTCCATGGGTTTCTTTCTGGTGTGGGTTTCGGTCCATCCTACTACCTTCACCCTGTAGTGTGTTATAAAAGGATCCTCAAGCGTCAAAAGTAACTGAAAGCCTTGTTTACAAGGAGATGCGGGTTTTACTTCGGAAAACGACCCTACAGGGTGGATGTACGATTTATGCACACCCACACTGTAATTGGGGGCCGTAGCGGCCCGGCGCCCTTGGCGCCTACCAAGCCTCGTCGGGTTCGAGTTCGATGGGGAGGGTGATCTCTACCTCCCCGCATGCAGCTCCCGCTACAAGAGGATACTCCTCCCACAGTACCCCGTCGAGCAACCGGCCGGCTGCATGCTTACCCACTCGGGTACCCGTCGAGTCGTACTCTCCCCATTGTTTGAAGTGGAAACGCACGTTTTGCGCGATACACTGGTCCCTCACGGAACGAGCCCACTCGGGTCGCATCGGTCGGGCACCGTGTCCGCTTTCACCCCCAACGATCACCCAATCGATCCCCTGGAGGTTGATTTCGCCGAGGTCCTCGAGCAAGGGTTCAATAGAGAGGAAGCGGACCGTCGCCGGTACCGCGCGGAGGTGGTCGATACGAGCTAGAGCCTTACGGTCCTCGACGGTCGTACCGAACCACACGTTTTGAGGGGGACGCTGAGCCCAAGAGCGCGGGTACATCTGCTCTATGTTCTGCGGCCTTTTTGTGAGGAGCAACCAGTCCAGTGAGGGTGTAACGTCGATGAGTCCGAACAGCCGCTCCCGCCAGGGGAGCAGCTCCTCGCGGTCTTCAAAAACGTCGGCCAGGGAGGCACAGAATACCCTAGTACGCGTGCCCTCTTTTTGAGCCTCCCGGTTCCATCGAGCGGGTTTTCGCCAGTTGTCCCCACCCGTCAGCCGCCGGTCGGCGGTCTGAGGGCCACCCCAGAGGGGGAGCCCCCGCTTTCCAGTGAACTGGTACCGATGCGAGAGCGTCTCAGCGTAACAGTGCTTACAAGCTGCGGAAACCTTCTCGCACCCGATCCACGGGTTGAACGTGTTGTGCGTCCAACTAATCTCGGTGTTTTCCATTAGTTAGCTCCTTGCTCCGCTGCCAGTTTCGCGGCCTTCTTCGCCCTGATGGTCTCCCAGGCCTTCTTCGCCGCCGCCGAACCCTTGGCGGTGGGGGTCTTCTTGGTGGCGGGGGGTGCGGCATCCCCAGGCGGGGCCACCGGAAACGTGAGGTCCGGTGCGCCGGGCGGATCCTTCGGGGTGCCTCCTTTGCGTTTCGGTCGGGACAGCTCCTCGATCTCCACACCCATTGCTGCGATCTTGCGACCCTCTCGTGTGAGGTGGCCCGCCATACCCCCTTCACTCCGGGCCACAGCCGCACGCGATGAGTACTTGTGTAGCTTGTCCCACGCTTTCTTCATGCCCTCAGACCACAACGCCGTGATGTAACGCACCTTCTCCCAGGTATTGACGGTCCCGCCGTCGTCATAGCCTATGTGCTCGTACACCCACGGGGGTAGGGTCTCGCCGGGTACCGCCAGTTTTGGCACCATGTGCGGTTGGCCCGTGGCCACGCTCACTTTACCGTAGGGGTGGTCGCATGCATCGCAGACCACCAAGCCCTCGAAGACCCCCGGCATAGCCCGGAGTTCTCCTCCGATGATGCCGCAACAAGGGCAGGCAGCGTTCGGCCCTGGAAATACCGGGTTGGGGGTCACGTAGGCGCCCAGCTCTTCAAAGTGACAAGGGTCTACCAGGGGGTTGCGTAGGTACAGTTTCTTGCTCGTCGTCATGGTTGGTTGTTCCTCTTCTGTTGGTCAGTCGGTAGGGGCTCTCTGCTCGCCCTCTTACTACCTTCACCCTGTAGTGTGCTATAAAAGGATCCTCGAAGGACCGAAATGCACGAAACCCCTTGGTCTGTAGGACCAAGGGGTTTGACTCCACTGAGTATACCGGGGAGGGGCCTGTACGATTTCCCTCCTCGGTAAAACCTAACGTGCAGGTGAGGTAGCTGACGTGGACGTTACATATGTAACGTCCACGTCATGTTTGAACTAGACGGACTCGGAGATCATCTCGTGCGTGTGCAGCTCGATCGGGAGGTAGGTTCCGTTGGCGCGCTTGCAATCGGCAGCGGTGACGTTCAGGATGGACTTGATCTTCTCACCAAATTTGGTCTCTGAGACGAGGCGGTGGTTGGCGGACTTTGCCCACTCACTATAGGCCTGGTACGCCGCTCGGGCCTTGCTCCAGCCTGCTTTTGCTTTTTGGGACATGTCGGTAGCGTCTAATACCGTGGTGTACTCAGCCACCCATTGAGCTACCGAGTCGCTGTGTTGGAGCCACTCGTTGAGGGCCTCCTCGGAAGAAGGGACCGGAGTGTATGCGCCTTGGAGGCAGAGGCGTTGGTAGCCCGCGATGGCCCAAGCGACGATCCCAGGGACCTCAGTCTCTAGGATGATCTTGGCCAAGCCCACAATCTTCTCGGCCGCCGTGATGGAGCGGTTGAACCCGAGGATCATCCATCGGCGGCGGAACCCCTTCGTCGTGTCGGACGTGGGGGGCAACAGGTTGCACGAGAAGATGTGCCCCGCCAGGGGGCAGAAGTAGACGGGCTCTTCGCGGATCTGGCGGGCGCTGATCTGGTCCCCGGTGATGACCGCCTTGAGGGTAGACCCATCGAGGAGTTCTTTTTCAGGCAACTCGGCTACTGCGTTGAGGCGGACCCCGACCAAGTTGGCCCTATAGTACTGCTCCCCCATGTCGTGGGGGTTTACACTCACAGCGGATCCAGCCGGGAATAGCTCACGGATGAGGTTAATCAGTTCCGACTTCCCGTCATCGCCCCGCCCCGTCAACATGACGGCTTTCGCGTAGGTAGTGGCAGCGCCGAAGAGACAGGCGCCGAAGAACTCCTGGAGGGCATAGAGCTTCTCCTGGCCGTCAGCGTCGTCATGCCA